TGCGGCTTGGTCCGCGCTTATGTTGAATGTAAACCCCTACAAAGTAGGAATCATGGGGCAGATTTTTTTAAGCCCCGAACAACGGGAAGTTTCAAATGAGATTGAATCTTTCTTTATGGCGCTTTCGCCTAACGCGCGCGCGGCTTTGCGGCACGGTTTAGATAAAGATAGGCAAGCTTTGGAAAATATGGGGGTTTGGTAAATAAGCCTTTTAAGCCCCGCCAAGGCGCGACCCATAAAAAGCCTTTAGCCCCAAAATGGGGCTTTTGGTGCTTGTGCGTTTTGTGGCGTTATGCCATATTTAAAGCGCGCTAGATAAGGCGCATATAAGGAGTCGAGCTATGAAACATCTAGACGTTGTCGGTGTTGTTATGATTCACCTTAAGGACGGGCGCTTTCAAACGCTATTGTTTGAGGATCACAAAGAAGCAAGGCAAGAGGCGGAGTCTATGCGGAAAGACGCAAGAGTCGCCAATGCATGGGTGGAGCTAGTGCCATTGCATAAAAAACAACGCAAAGCGGCTTAAAGCCTAGCAATCAAGCCCCGTGAATAGCGGGGCTTTTTTGTGCCTTATGAAACTCATTTTGGTGCAATCCCTTGGTTTTGGTGCTATATTGTTTAGATAGGAATCAAGCCTTGCCATTGCGCTTATAGCTTAAGCCTAGCTTTACTTTGGCGGGGCTTGTGAGCATGGGGGAAAGCAATGGCAAATGATACCAGCAAGGCGGGAAAGCCCGCTAGCGATAGCGATACTGACAAGGCGCAAGAGAAAGCCGCTAAGAAAGCCGAACGCCTGAAAGCCCAATGGCAAGAGCAAGCAAGCGAGGAAAAGCTAGCTTGGCAAGAGCTACACGCTAAAGCTAATAAAGCCATAGAGCTATATAGAGCCAAGCCCCGCTTTAAATGGAACGACACTATAGAGAAAGAGATTCTAAACCGTATTAGCAACGGGCAATCCATAGCGAGCATATGCTCATTGGACCATATGCCAGCACCCGCGACAGTGTATGAACATATGAAAGAAAGCCCTTCTTTCGCCGAGGGCTATTCACGCGCGCGCGAAAACATGGGCGCGGTGTTACTCGACTCCGCGCTATGCATTGCAGACGATGACTCGCGTGATCTCTTGTTTGACGAAGACGGCAATCCGATTGTTAACAACGCCGCTATCGCCCGCGCCAAGCTACGTATTGAAACTCGCATGCGCATGGCGGGGAAGTATAACTTGCGCCTTGCTGATAAGCCGCCAACGCTTGATGGCGCGAACATCACAGTGAACAACAACACGTTGCAGCTAGATGCGCGCGCGCTCGACACTTCGCAGCGTGACAGCCTGCGCCAGTTGCTGATAGCCGCCAGGGACAAGGCCGGCCAGGAGTAAGGTACCCCGCGTCACCCCCTCCGTACCACGCTGTGGCAAAGAGGCCCCCCGGCTCAGGGTCCCCTTTCCACTCCATGCAAATGCCAGCAATCTGGTGACGGTGTGTGTTTCACGTGAAACATTGGGTCCCCTAGCTATGGGTCCCCCAGACGGGTCCCTCCCCTAGTGGGTCCCTATGGGTTTACCTCCCCTTATGACCATATGGCCTATGGGTCCCTCTATGACTTACCCCCGCCATAGAAAAAGCCCCCGCCGGCTGTCTAGGCTAGCGGAGGCTTCTTGATCTGGAGTCGATCTATGGCACACGGGCTTCCGGGTCCCGTCTACCCATACATAATAGCATGATTCCCTGTAAAAACCAGCTTTGTTTGGTTTGGCGGGGGTTATTTACGATCAATCAGGGTAGCAATCATGCCTGCTATGCCGACGATCATAAGGAAGGTTCCTATAGCGTGTAGCATCGTTTACTCCCAAGGCGGTGTTTCACGTGAAACATTCTTGAATTGTTCAAGCTCTGCCGTTAGCTCTGCTATGAGTTTATTTCGCGCCATGATCTTGTTATGGAAGTATCCAGCAATATAGTGGCAAACTTCCCGCAGCGTGTGAGTAGGCAAGCGGTCTGTAAACAGTTCTTCTATGGCATAAGCGTCATCTATAAATTTATCGCTATAGCCAACGCGGGTCATATGCAGCTTGCCAGCTTTGTTCACCTTTGGATTTCTCAGTGTCATGTGTCACCCCCTTGTTTCACGTGAAACATTGCTGAACTATTCAAGTATGGAGCAGGCGAGGGGAGTCGAACCCCTGTCCTCTGGATGGAAGCCAGATGTTCTACCGTTTAACTACGCCTGCAAGTTTTGCTTCTAACTCTTTGATTTTATCGGAAAATTCCCAAGCTTTCTGGGCCGCCACTTCTCGCGAATGACGTTCTTCAGCAAGCTCGCGTTCCAGATATTCAATGTAGTCAGCAGCGGCAACAACGTCTTCTGGGCTATAGTAGCCAACTTTGCGTAGCCGTTTTACAAGATCATCGCTCATAGCTTCCCCTCTAGCTAGATGACTTAATATAGCACATATCTACTGGCGGGGTTATAATAGTGACCCAAAATGGGGGTAATACAGTGGCTACGTTAAACCTAGACGGCCAACAGATTGATATTGAAAAACAGCTTCAAGAACTAGACCGGGCCGACTGTGAAGATAACCTTTACACGTTCCTTAAGAATGCTTGGCGCTACATAGACTCCAGCACCTTCACAGACGGCTGGCCAATTGAAGCCGTAGCAGAACATCTGCAAGCAGTCGCAGATGGTGAGATTAAGCGTCTCATCATTAACATCCCGCCACGCTGCGCTAAGTCATCGCTGACCTCTGTTGCTTTCCCCGCTTGGGTCTGGGCACAGCCAGAGAAGTTTTGGGGTCCCACATCCGGGCCAGGTGTGCAGTTCCTCCACGCCTCATATGCCCAGCAGCTTTCTTTGCGTGATTCGGTTAAGTGTCGCCGCCTTATTGAAAGCCAATGGTATCAGTCTTTATGGGGTGACAGATTCCGTCTTACCGGTGACCAAAACACCAAGACAAGGTTTGATAATGATCGCAACGGTTCGCGCCTTAGTACATCGGTGGGGTCCGCACTTACGGGTGAAGGTGGGTCTATCATTGTGGTGGATGATCCCAACGCAGCCCAAGAAGCCTTCTCCGAAGCTACCATTGCATCAACCATTGAATGGTGGGACAGCGCGCTTTCCACACGCCTCAATGATCCAAAAACGGGTGCCTTCGTGGTCATCCAGCAGAGGCTGTCGGAAGAAGACTTGACCGGACACATCATGTCCAAAGATGAAGGCGAATGGACCCATCTTTGCCTTCCCATGCGTTACGAATGGCGCAGGCATTCAATTACCCAGATTGGCTGGGAAGACCCGCGCGGCTTTGATGAAAATGGAGAAAGCCTTGTTACCACCGATGAAGACGGTAACCGAATGGCGGTATCGCCCGAAGCCGAGGTTGAACTTGATGACCGTGAAGGTACCTTACTTTGGCCGGAACGCTTTGGCGAACGGGAAGTCACAATTCTGGAAAAACAACTGGGTCCTTGGGCGGCAGCAGGCCAACTCCAACAAAGGCCAGAACCAAAAGGTGGCGGTATCATCAAGCGCGAATGGTGGCAGCCATGGGATAGAGAAAACTACCCCAACATGGACCTCGTCATCGCCACGCTAGATACCGCCTATACGACCAAAACTGAGAACGACCCATCCGCTATGACCGTCTGGGGGGTCTTCTCCAGCGATGTATTTGTCCAAGCACCGCACCATGCAGCCATGCGTGACGGTACTTTGGTCAATTATTCCCGCCAATATACCGAAACCGCGCCAAAGGTTATGCTGATGTATGCTTGGCAGGGCAGGTACGAGCTACATGATCTAGTCCAAAAGGTCGCTGAAACCTGTCGCAAGATGCAAGTAGACACTTTGCTTATTGAAAATAAGGCCGCTGGTTACTCCGTAGCCCAAGAAATCCGCCGTATGTACGGCTATGAACGGTTTGGGGTGAGCATGTTTGATCCCAAATCGCAGGATAAGCTGGCGAGGCTTTACTCCGTGCAACATCTTTTTGCTGAAGGACTGGTCTATGCACCTAA